ACTTGAGCCACAAAAGGTAGACTACTTAACATTTACAGAAGGTACAAAAGCATCAAAGCAATATAAACTTGCAGTACAAGAGCTTGGCTCACACAATGTATTTACTAACTCTGAATATCATAAAGCAAAGAAAATATCTGAAAGAGTAAGAAGTGTAACTGATGTAAAGAACATACTGGAGGGTGCAAGATTTGAAATACCAGCAATTGATACCTATAATGATTTAGCATTTAGAGGTAAAGCAGACATATTAAAAGATGGTGTTGTAATAGATTTAAAAACAACTGCTGACATAAAAAGTTTTGAAAGGTCTGCTAATCACTTTTCTTATGACTTACAAGCTGCATTGTATTTAGAATTGTTTGGAGCATTTGACTTTGAATTTGTTGTAGTTGATAAAAGTACACTTGACGTTGGTATTTTTAAATGTTCAGAAAACTTTATTGATAGTGGTAAAAGAAAACTTGACATTGCAACAGAAAGATACTATGACTATTTACAAACAGAAAATATAGAAGATTATGTTACCAGAGGAACTTTGTAACAATCAAGAAAAGATAGCCTACAAAAGTTGTGTTGATAGCTATTTTAGTAGTGGAGATAGACAAGATATTATGGAATATTGGATTCAACTATTTGACCAGAAAAGATTTTGTGAAGCAAAGGGAGTAGAGAAAGCACTTGAACTAATTGACATATATGAGGAGATAAATGCCAAAGATTAAAAATAAGATTGTTTTAAAAAATTGTAATTACAAGCACCAGCAGTACTGTTTTAAAAAAGGGTTTATTATTTATCCAGTTGTATCTGGTAAGATGTTTAAAGTGTACTGCAATAGAATAAAAGGCAACTACTATATGAAAGGAAAAGAATTTAATAAACAAGAATCATTCCAAGCTATTTGGGATTTATACACTAAAATATACAACTATGAATTTAATAAGATACGAGATTAAAGCTGGGTTTTTTAAAGGCTTTTTGTTTGGGGTTAGACATTACCCTTTTGATGATGAAGAAATGTACGAAGAAGATATAGTTTTATACATTGGTATCTTTCAAATAATTTTAACTTTAATATACGAAAAATGAGAAGCACACAAGTACACTACGACAATGGCAAAGACTATGATGTAATTGACGTTATAAATGATTTTAACCTTAATTTTAGCAGAGGTAACATACTAAAGTATATTTGCAGAGCTGGAAAGAAAAAGGATGAGTTACAAGACTTATTAAAGGCAAAAGACTATTTAGAACGAGAAATAGAAAGAATAAGGGATACAAATTAGTATCTCTTTTTTTTATTTAAAATGTTAAAGAAATGTTAAAATCTGTTAACATAGTTGTTAATTAAATAATTTCTTATATATTTGAGTATTATTAATTAAAACAAAACAAGATGAAAAAATTACAAACAGTTAAGGAATTAAAAGAAATGTATACAAAAGAAGATATAAAAAATATCTTTGAAGATAAAGGAATGTACATCAATACAGTAAATGCAAAAGGAGATAAGCACGATGGTATGACCATTGCTTTTAATAAGGCAGATAGTCTTTTTTATTTTAGTAGCTATGTTCTTGCTTATCACTATTTTTTACAAATGAACTGGATATAAAAACAATAACAAGATGAAAAAATTACAGACATTAGTATTGATTTTAGCACCAAGTTATTTCGTAGGTAGATTATTAATCGGTTTAATCTTTAACGTATAATTATGAAGAAGATACTTACAAGATTCGGAGAGTTCTTATTTGGACTTGCAATGATTATGGTTGTAGCTTATATGACTTTATGGTTTATATCAATGGTATTAATATTATTTAATAGTTAAAACAAAAACAAATGGAAGAAACATTAGAAATGATTAGAGCATACGTTAAAGGTAAAGATGATTGGTGGATAGAAAGACAATTAGATATACTGGAGGTACAAATAAAGATAGAGATAAACAACGCAGAAATAAAAACTTTAAAAGGAATAAGAGATGGACTTAATTAAGATTGTAAAAACAATAGAGCCAGAGTATAAGAATACAGACCAATGTATTAATCCTTTACCAAATGAAGTAGAGCTGACATTAGACAACGAAGATTATTTAATAGAATTAAACTTAAAAGACGATGTGTTAAAGACTAACTTTTGGCAAGGAGTAGAGCAGTACAAAGCATCAGATGATGATATAGATTACATTTATAACTATCTTGAACAATTACTTTTAAACAAGATAGAGGAAACAAAAGTATATTACAACGAACACAATTATAATTATCAATTATGGAATTAACAGAAAAGAAATTAGAAAAAATTAGTGGAGCAATACTAAGCTCATTTATAAACCTACACTTACTAGAAGATGCAGAGAAGATAGGTTTGTTTAGACAACGAGTAAGAAACAACATTAGACGTACTATAAGCGATTTAAAAGAGATAGAGATAAACTACTATAACAAGATAGAAGAAGTTGATGAGAAGGAGCTGGGGGACAAGCTAACTGCCAACAAACTAATCTTTCTTGATTGGGTGTTAAACAAGTTTGACTTTAATGACTTTTGTAAGATACAAGAAGTATGTTTGGCATACGAAGCAGATAAAGAAAGAGTAACACAAGTAACAGATGAAGTATTAATTAATAATGGAGCAAAGTAAAATGAATATACAAGATATAAAGAAAATAGGAGATAGCGTAAAAGAAGTATCTGGACTTAATATATTTGACAACACAAGAAGAAGAGATTATGTAGAGTTGAGAGCTTTAGTGTGTTATGTTTTAAGAAAGAAATTAAGGATAGGTTTAACAAACATAGCATCATACTTTCAATCAGAAGGTAAAACAATGCATCACGCAACAGTGATACACCTTATTAAGATGTACCCAGTATATAAGAAATACAATTCTACATTAGAAGATATAGAGTATAGTTTTAATTTTGATAAATCTTTTGAGTTTAATGAGAATAATTTTATAAAAAATCAGTACCTAATAGACAAGTACAATAAATTAAAAAATAAGTATGATGATTTAAAAAACAATGTAGAAAAGAATCCTATACTTAATGTTATGCATAATATACCAGAAGATAAAAGAGATGAGGTTATTGAAAGAATAATGATACTGAAGAAAAGCTGGGATTGGAAAAGCAAAGATGAATGTAAAGTAATAGAATCAAGTACATCAATGGAGGGTATGCACTGGTAATTAAATATAAAAATATGAAACAAAAAGAAAAATTATTAATCAGTTTTAGTGGTGGAGAAACATCTGCATACTTGGCTAAATGGATGCTTGATAATAAGAGTAGTGAATATGATATTGTTTTTGTTTTTGCAAATACTGGAGATGAAGAAGAAGAAACTTTAAAGTTTATAGACTTATGCTCTAGAAAATGGAATATTGATATTGTATGGGTTGAGTCTGTTGTTCATCACGAAGAAAGAGTAGGTAGCACTCATAGAGTAGTAGACTTTAATACTGCATCAAGAAATAGAGAGCCTTTCAAGGAAGTTATTAAAAAGTATGGAATACCTAATCAAAACTTTTTACATTGCAATAGAGAGATGAAACTAAATCCTATAAAGAGTTATATGAAAAGTATTGGATGGAAGAAGTATAAAACTGCTATTGGAATTAGAGTAGATGAATTTGATAGAATGAATAAGCATAGAAAAAAACTTGGGTTAATTTATCCTTTTATATCAGAAAAACCAACGACAAAACAAGAAGTTTCTTATTGGTGGTCTAATCAAGATTTTAGACTTAACCTAAAAAGTTACAATACTAATTGTAGAACTTGTTGGAAAAAGTCTGATAAAGTTTTATCTAAAATATATAAAGACAATCCTAATTATTTTAATTTTAACAAAGAAATGGAATCTCTTTATGGAAAAGATAAATATACTTTTTTTAGAAATGGAAGAACTACTGATGAGTTAATATCTGATTTAAAAAAAATAAATTCATTACCAGAGGACAAACACAAGAATACTAATTTTCAAACTAATATGTTTTCAGATAGTTGTGATATATATTCTAATTGTGGAGAAGATAATTAATTTAAAAATAGTTGTGTAAATTTTGTAAAATGTCATTTTAAAAGTATTATATAATTATATGTTTATTTAGTAACTATTTATCATTGTGTATGCATTCATACATAAACGTTGAGAGATAATCAAATAAAAATATATTTCTATGTACTGAGGGTAGCTATACCCTTTTTAAAAGTGTTAATAAAATTACATTAACATATAATAAAATTACAATTATTTTTATTACTTTGTTGCAAACACATTACTATGTTAGAGAAGATATTTGAATCTCATAATAAGTGGATAAACACCACATTAAAATTCGGATGCAACAGAGAAGAAGCTGAGGACATTGTTTCTCATATGTATCTTGTTATTGGTAAGATGCTTAAAAAGGGATTAAACATAGCCTACGGAGATGAAGTAAACTATTATTACATCTATCTAACTTTACGCACTACCTTTTTACAGATGAAGAATAAGCAGAAGAAACAAAATAAGATATCTTTAGACTTGGTATTAGATTTAGAATCTGGAGAGTATATTAATTTTAATGAAGCAAATGATTCTGTTGAACAAGAGCTTAGTAAGTTGCATTGGTACGATAGAAAGGTTTACAATCTTATTCAAGATGAGTATAGTATTACAGAACTATCAAAG